AAAATAGAGAGAGGGCTCTTGCACGGCAGCGTGAGTATTACCAAGCTAACAAAGAGAGTATTCTTACACAGAAGCGTAAGAAATACCAGAATAACAAAGTGCAGTTTCCACAAAAGGAAGCCCCTCGTCTTGACGGCGAGGCATTAGACTATCTAATCACGTTGATGGAATCGATGCAACTCGTTAACAACCTCCAAGCAGAGCGTCTTGATAAAATAGAATCCATGTCCCTATGGGATCGTATATTCCACTGGCCTTACTAGGGAGTTATTCGATAAATTCGAACTACTCGAATAATTGGAACAGTTGCCTTTATGGCCTTGTTACCGACAACTGCATCTCCAAGCGAGGATGACGGAAGACGGAAGTGAGGCCACCATTCTAGTTATAGCAACATTCCGCTATAACCCCATAAACTTACTATTTCTAATTGTGGCGAATTCGCCCTAATTAAAACCTGTCACATTCCTGCACCATATTGCCGACGTCGGCAATATGGTTTATACACCCATTTATCCCCCGCTTTATACACAACCTAAAGTTTATCTTCAACTAGTAGTTGACACTGGTGTAGTTGTTTGGTACTATAGAGTTTTCAACCTATAGGAGTTAATGTGATGAGACGTGGAAACGAAGAGACACAAAGGCTTGATAAAATTATTGGTACGAAGATGAATGAATTGCGTGTTTCAAGTGGGCTGTCCAGCCAACAGCTTGCAACAGCAATCGGGGTGACCCACCAACAGATACGAAAGTACGAACAAGGCCGTGACCGCATAGCGTCTAGCAGGCTACACCTTGCTGCTAAGGCGTTAAAAGTGCCTACGTCTTTCTTCTTTGAAGGTATGGAAGATGGCCACCAACCGCTACCCACCCAACACCTACGAATGTGTATCGAGTTGTCCCGTAACTTCCTGCGGATAAAGAACCCAGAGCACCAGACCGCAGTCAATAAACTAGTCGCCACATTGGCGAGTGAATAAATCTTGTAACCCTGAGATAAGGGGAGTATATTACCAATGGCTTGATCCGGGTTTGCTTCCGGGTGACACATGGGGGGATCAACGTCTCCCCCCGCTTGTACAAAAGACGTAACCTTTGACGTTGAGGTAGTCGTGGCACAATTTCCAGCTTTTCCCTTGTGGACTGACGCTTATTTAGGCGACACCACACACCTTACCACTATAGAGCATGGTGCGTATCTGCTTTTGCTAATAGTTGCGTGGCGATCCAAGGACGGAGCCTTGCCTGATGATGACATTATGCTGGCCAGATATAGCAAGCTTAGATTGAATCACTGGAAGAGAATGCGACCGATTATTGAGCCGTTCTTTTTGGTTCAGGATTCCACATGGGTGCAGCTAAGATTAAAAGACGAACTCACGGCAGTGAAGTTACTATCACAAAACCAGAGTCGTAAAGCAAAGGCTAGGTGGTTGAAAACTAAGGATTCAGCTCATGCAACGGCATCCGCCGGGCATAGCCGGGGCGATGCCTCCCCTACTCCTACTCCTACTCCTACTCCTAAAAGAAAAAAACCTTTGGTAAAAAAGAAGCAAGTTACCTTAGAAGAGTTGTCAGTAAATCACGTCCAGGAGTGGTTGGCCAAAAAACGTATTGAGGGAAAGTATCTCCACCATGACGAGCAGGCCATAATAGAAACTTTTAAGAACTATTGTGAATCTAAAACCAAAGAAGGAGGAAAGCCAAGATATGAAAACTTTATCGCAGCATACAAAAACGCTTTTGACTGGGATCGATGCCAACCGAAAACCCAAGGAGGAGGAAAACTCAGCAAACACCAAAGAGCCAGAATCGCACTCGGACTCGATAAACCAGAACGAGAGCCACAAGTCCCGATTGATGTCACTCCTGCTAATATGCTTTGACACGCTGGATACATACGGGAAGGAGCCGGAGCAGCTAAAGAATCTGGAGGGGGCTTTTCAGCTAGTGCTTGGCAGGTTCACGATTGAGGACGTTGAGTCTGCATTCAGGACTTACATGGAAACCAAGACAGTGATGCCAAAGCCAGCGGATATTGTGAAAATCATAGAGCCACCAGTTGAACCGATAGAGTGGTGCAAAGTAACGTTTCTGGAAATCAAGCGCAAGAAACGTGAGAATGTATTTACTACCAGGGCAGAGGATCAATACGTGGAAGACTTTGTTGCTGCCAAGACCACAACCTCACCGGATGAACGGCTGCTAATTGAGGATGCAATAAGGCAGGCTGATGGGGATAACGCCAAATACTGGATTGATTAATAACAACTAAACGGAGAATTATTATGACCAAAACAATAACAATTGAAGAGAATTTCTTGGAACACTTGCTGGCATGTTTAGCTAACCAGAAGTATACGGGAGATTTTAACGCTGATGCAATCGAAGGTGGGGAGGATGAGTACCAAAAGATAAACGCCGAAAATCAGGAAGTGATAGACAAAGCTTACAGTGATGGATGGGATTTACTACTGGCAAATAGCCCTGATGAAGAAGATACAGCGGCGGAAACGCCAGAAGAAGCGGAACAAACGCCTTGAGTAACAATATCACTACGTGCATAGCCCCTCACTACAACTTGAAAAGATACTGGATTGATTAATAATGACTCTAATTAAAGGCACCGGTACTGGGACTGAGGAATGGGACTGCACTTGTTTGGACACATATGCGTACCCATGCCGTGCGACTTGGCACAAGCCGTGGCTTATTGAATCCCCTTTCGTTGACAAGAAAGATTCCAAAAAGGCTAAACTCCCACATTGGGATAAATACCGAAAACGAAACGCACGAGGCTGGATTAATTAGCATGACGTGCATAGCGATAACTTACGACTTGAGACCTAACCCAAGGAGACGATTATGAATAAAGTAGCTCAATTACATGAATGTGACCAACGTTTTGAAACCCTAGTGGATGCTATAAAAGATTTACTATACGACAGAGGGGAGGGCTTGCCAGTGTCGGGAATAGTGGGGGTGCTAGAAATAGCCAAACTGGATATTTTAAAGGAAGCAATGGAGGATTCGAAGGCGGGAGGCTGAGCGGCGATAACTTACGACTTGAGACTGTAACCAGGAGAACGACCATGCCTAAACCAATTGATAAATCAAAATTAGACGCAAGAACCAATGCGTTTATGAAGTTCTTTGAATCGCAGGGCGTAACTTTCATTGATGCGACTGTCGAGGAGGAGGAGAAACCCACCACCAAACCCACAGGGACGCCCCCTAAGCAACCAAAGGAGTAATTACGATGAAGTGGACCGCAGATAAAGACGAACTAGATACCCAGGAAAGAAATGAGTTAATAGCGTGGCATAAGGAGCGGATTCGTGAGCTTGAGGAGAGTCCATTCGCGCTTGAGCCTAGGTTTAATCGAACAGAAAGCCCCCTAAGCAACCAAAGGAGTAATTACGATGTACTTAGTAACACGGATGTGGACGAGATTGACAACAAACGCGGGGATGGTCGATTTATCAACCGATGGACTGTATGGGGTGATGCCTGTTTTCGTAGACAAGCAAGAGGCGATAGATTATGCGGAAAATAACCAGCCTTATGCACAGGTTTTAAAAATAGGGTGGACTACATCCGTAATCGAGCAGAAACCCACCTTAGAGAAACGAAAGGAGTAATTACGATGCACGCCCTACCAGTAATCCTCTTCACCTGTACGCTGCTTATATGGGCTTATGTGGGTATGAGGTTTATTTGCAGAAAAGTGAAAGAAGCCCTTGACACAATGTCCCACCCAGTATATAAAGGTATCAGGCAAAGGCACTAGGCATTTGCTGCAAAGTATCGGAAAGGAGTTCGATTATGTCTAAAGAAAATAAACACACCGCAGTTGATGTACTTAACGCCGCTGAGCGCAACGGTTTTGAAGCGGTGATTCATGTAACTTATAATGATTTTCATGGTGGTTACATTGCCTCTCTTTTACCTGGATCCCCGTCTGGTGACGTTCCTAATCATTTATATGACAATAAAGGCGAGTGTGTTGCTGACGCTATTGATTGGCGCAATCAATACGAGGAAGTGACGGGTAAGAAAACTCAATTATGGGCTGTAACATAATAATGAAAGAATTTAACCAACTAGGGCAAGAAGTATTTGGTGACGGCTGGCAATCAAAGCTAGCCAGAACCTTCAAGGTCAACCGCAGGACGGTTGGAAGGTGGTCTAAAGGTGAACACCCGATACCCGAAAGTGTATTAATGGCATTACGGGTAATGGCTAAGGCCTGACTGGATTACCAAGGTAAAAGCATATATCAACCAACTTAGTAAGGAAAAGCCATGAAAATAAAATACGAGTGTTCAGTAGGTGATGATGAGATAGTTAGGATTACTGGCATCTTTCTTGATAGCAAGGGGGAAGAGATTGATAGAAATGTAACAAAGCTTTCAATCGAGAAGGCTAAAGCGGTTGCTGAATTTATCAACCAACTACAAAAAGGAGAGTGATTGTGAAGTTTGAGATTAACGATAGGTTTTCCGGTAAGGTCGTGTTCACCTGTGATATTGATGCAAGTTTTGAAGTTAAAAGTGATGCCTTGAAAAAAGGAGAAGCGATAAAGAAAGCGGTTAGTGGTGGCGCAGACCTCAGTTACGCAAACCTCCGTGGCGTAAACCTCGGTGACGCAGACCTCGGTGGCGCAAACCTCAGTTACGTAAACCTCAGTTACGCAAACCTCCGTGGCGTAAACCTCGGTGACGCAGACCTCGGTGGCGCAAACCTCAGTTACGTAAACCTCAGTTACGCAAACCTCCGTGACGCAGACCTCGGTGGCGTAAACCTCCGTGGCGCAGACCTCAGTTACGCAGACCTCAGTTACGCAAACCTCAGTTACGCAAACCTCCGTGACGCAGACCTCGGTGGCGTAAACCTCCGTGGCGCAGACCTCAGTTACGCAGACCTCAGTTACGCAAACCTCAGTTACGTAAACCTCCGTGACGCAGACCTCGGTGGCGTAAACCTCGGTGACGTAAACCTCCGTGGCGCAAACTTCCGTGGCGCAAACCTCCGTGGCGCAAACCTTGATCCGATAAAGAGGGATATGTTTGATGTTCTACTCCGTGCTATCCCAGAGATACCGTTACTTGAGAAAGCCATCCTTGGGGGTAAGATTGAGGGAACAACTTACGAAGGTGAGTGTGCGTGTTTATGTGGGACGATTGAAAAATCTAAAAGATTTGAGGGGAAATGTGATATGAGGGATGGTTCACGTCCGATTGAAAGGTTTTTCCTCGGAATTTCGGCAGGAGATACGCCAGAGAACAACCAATTCAGTAAGTTATCTTATGAGTGGATACAGGAATTTAAGGGATACATCAACCAACTGCAAAAAGGAGAGTGATTGATGCCCAGAACCACAGAAAAACTACTCAAGGCGGCTGACGAAGTGGAAAAAGAGCACGGACATAAGGATTTGCAAGTTATCAGCAGTGAGCATAAGCAGCTAATAGCAGAGCTATCCGCCCTGGTGAAAGAGAGGGAGTGGCAACCGATTGAGACGGCACCGAAGGATGGGACTATAATGATTCTTTGGAGTGATATTTACAAAGAGTCGTACCACGGGCTTTGGGATATATGGATAAGAAAACCATGCTGGAAGCGCACCTCTAATACAAAGGTCGATGCAACTCGCTGGCAACCCCTACCCACCCCACCCAAGAAGGAGTCCTGATTATGCCAACAGAGAAGGAAATAAAAGCTGCTCGTTTAGCTGTAATGAAATGCACATTTAGAGCTGAAGACTCATGTTCATATAGTGCCGAAAGATTTGGCAGAGCCGCCCTTGAAGCTGCCGAGAAGGTGAGAGCAGAAGCCACCACCAAGCAAGAGGAGAAGCTACGGGAGGCGTTGGAGAGCGAAGTTGCGTTTAGAGAGGTATGTCGTAACGCTGACCCCCAAATTGAGGAATGTCCAGATTGGAATAAAGTGGATAAATTATCTGAACAAGCCCTACAAACAGAGGAGAAAGGCCATGTTCGGGTGGAATAAAAGACTAAAAGACTTGGAGGTTTATTTGTCTGTCACAAATAAGAATTTAGCCTATAGGTGTGATAAATTACAATCGCAGTTGAACTGCCAGAAAGGCAAGCACGAATATGAATTAAAGAATGTAGGTGTGGGAGAAGGCGTTACGCGTTGGGGTGAATTTGGAAGTAGTTGGACGCACTATGATAAATACCGCCCAGCAAAGGTATGTAAGTATTGCGATGACACTATAAATCTCAAAGAGGAGAAAGACCATGTTCAGTAAACTACTCAATCGCCTAGCGAACTTCTGGAAACACGACAAGCCAAAACCAACCTATCACGACAAACTGAAGAAGGCGTTGCCGACGGTTATACTTACAAATTTATATCCAGAGCATCAGCCGGAGCGTAAATCACAGCCCCTACCAATAGACGAAATAGAAGCCCCAGAGGTTAAGTTTGAGGTACCGCGAGCAACATATAGGGCTTGCCAACGGGAGGGTTGTTTTGACCTGATGGTAAACCCTCACTACAACCGCAAGTACCACGTTCGATGCGCTAAGATGGTCAACAAGGCGCAGGTTAAGGAGTGGGATGCCAGGAGGAGGAAATCATGACCGATAAAGAGGGTATTGCAGCGTTACAGAATGAATTAGATAATCTGGGTTGGGATTATGCGGGCGTTGAGTACGACCTTCAAAGCCTAGTAAACAACATACGCAAGGCCACTGACTTAAAGAAGCTTCAAGAGCTTACTGAAATGAATTACCCGGAGGAATCATGACCGTAGCATCGTTTATAATTTGTTATACAATTCTTTGTATCATTGGGGGGTATCTCTGTAGCAGGAGGATAGCCAAGATACTGGAAATGCGTAGGAAAGAGGGAAGGCGTGACACCCGAAACTGAGAAGCATCTAAAGAGGCGGCAGGAGGAAAATATCCGGGGGTGTGCCTTACTGATGATACTTTGGGGTGTTGTGATAATTTACAATCTGATAAGAGGGGTTGCAGCATGACATACGACATTGATAAGGATGTGGAGAAGGTGATGATGGCGGCGTTAGAACATATGCCAGCTATCACCGAAAAAAAGTGCACAGCCTACACAGACGGAACAGTAAAAGAAGAGCTTGAGTATTGTCCACCGTTTGAGTTCATAAAACAGTATTTACGCCCCGCTTTAAAAGCAGCCCTCACCAACTCCAACGCAGTTAAGGAACTTAAAGAAGCTCAGGAAGAAATCAAGAGGCTGCGGGGGTTGTTGCCTGTAAATGCAGAATTTTTTGCAGATAGCGACAAATTGCCAGACCTACCACCCAAAAGACGACCTTGGGGATCGAGACCGAGGCAAGGTTAACGTTAACTAAAGGAAAAGCCATGACTAAAGATATACGAGAGAAAGCCGAGGCGTTGATAGAGCTATTAGAACGTGAGGCATATTATGACCAGGGTTGCAAGGTAAATCTAAGGGAGATGCGCCAATACAAAGCCCTAAAAGCCTCCCTAAGACCCAGCAGGGAACAGATAGCGGATTATCTGGAGGGATCAAAAGACAGAGAAGATGGTGAGGTGTACACAGAAATGCTTAATTACGCCATTGAAGAACTACGGAGGAAGCCATGAGTCTACAGAGAGTACAGGAAGCTTTGGAGTATTACGCTAGGGGTGGCCTATTTGACGATATGAACCCAAAATGGGCAAAGAAAGCCCTAAAAGACCTCAAAGAGTATACCGAAACACCAAAGGACAAAGCCAAGGACAGGTATCATTATGGTTACACTGCCGCCCAGAAAGAGTATACGGAAAGGCTGGAGAGTCAGGAGTTGCTGTCAGAAGTAGCCGAAGAAATTTCCTTTGAGCTTGGGGAAGAGCCGAGGCTTGCTAAGATAGCGGCACAAGCAGCAATTAAGATTATAAAGGGGTACGATGCCAGATAACAAAAAGTACTACGAAGCGTGTCGTATACTGCTGGAACTAAACTTATTCCCCGCTGCCATGGATGACGCATTGGAGGAGCTGAAGGAAATTAGAGACTACTACAGGAAAGAAGTTGTAAGACCTCCCACCCCCAAGACGGAGCCCTCCGAGGCTAACAGGAAGATTACTTTTGTAAACCAGATGCATATAATTAAAAGACCTAAACACGTGCCATTTGAGGAATAGATGATGGAATTAGGATTTATAGAAGGGCTCTTTACAGGGGCGATAACTGTCACCGCCCTTGTCGGTGTGATTAGTATGTGGTGGGAGAGAGGACAGAAAGATAATCCCTATATATGGATCAGGAAAGACGAACTAGATAAACTTGAACCAAAGAACTACTCCCTATGGAGTAGATGATGGGCAATATAATATGGCGGGATGAGTTGAGGGGGAAGCGGTGGAGGACTAAAGAGGACTATCAGGCTGAGTTAAAGGAGCAAGTAGGAGGCGGTCACTGGGCTGCATATAAGGAGTGGGGGTATAGAGATGTGCATACTGGTCACTTCAATTTATCTCCTACGTGGGTTAATCATGCTAAGGGTGGGCGGTTATTGTTTAGGAATAAACTGCTCAACGAACTTCGGGGTTGGCGAGAAAGAGAACTTTATGAGGATTGGGACTATAGGAAAGAGGTGAAAATCACTTGTCGCAGCCAGGAGTATAGCAACCGCACGAGGGGAGGAAGGCGTTTACTTATGTATTACCCGCGTAAATTAGTTTATAAGTTCTTTTGCCTTTTTAGCGGCATACTTAGCAAGGTACGCTTCCCTGGTGTCAAATAAAGAACTAACCCTATGGCTACCCTGTTGTATTTTTTGTCACGCTCTTAATATGAACCGGGTAGCCACCAATTTAACAAGGAATAACAATATGATTGCAAAAGCAGCATTTATGATTATAATACTAATGAAGTCGACTGTCGGCATACAGATGCAAACGGTTGAGTTTAAGGATATGGAATCCTGCAAGAAGGCTGAATCTGTGGTAGACAAAATGTCCTTTATAAGAGCCACGTGTATTGAGAAATGATATTATGCCAGATGGAAGGCCAAAGAAAACATTGGAAGACTTACCCGCAGATTGGAAAGCAAAAATCATAGCAATGGGCAAAGAAGGTGCTATGGATATTGAAATGCGCATTGGTGCATTAGGGCATATAGCCCACGAAACGTGGGATAGACTGTTACAAGAAGAGGACGAGTTTCTCGAAACGGTTACACGTGCGAGAGAGTTTTCAGAGGCTTGGTGGAAGGGTAAGCCCGCGAAACACCTAGAGAATAAAGACTTCAATACCAACCTGTTTGGCAAGGTTATGGCTAATAAATATGGCTGGAAAGATAAGAAAGACTTCACCAGCGACAATAAGCCTATAACCGCTATAGAGATCTCATACGTTGGCACAGATAAAGCTACAGATACCTGAGAAGTTTAACGGCTTCTTTAATGTAGCAGCCCGCTATAGAGTAGCCTATGGTGGCAGGGGTTCTACGAAGTCGTGGACATTCTCCCAAATGCTTATCATCAAGGCTATAGAATCCAAGAGGCGCATACTTTGTGCTAGGGAACTACAGAAGTCTATCAAGGACTCAAGCCACAAGCTCTTATCAGATACCATAGAGAGGCTCGGTGTTAGTGGAGAGTTTGAAATAGGTGACGCTTTCATACGACACAAGAGCAATGGCTCCGACTTCATCTTCAAAGGACTCAAGCATAATGCTGATGAGATTAAATCTACCGAGGGTATAGATATATGCTGGGTAGAGGAGGCGCATAGGATCAGCAGTAAATCCATGCGGCTGTTGATACCCACCATACGTAAAGAAGATTCCGAGATATGGTTTAGCTTCAACCCGGAAGATGAAGATGATGAGGTTTATCAGAGGTTCGTTATCAACACGCTCCCTGCACGCAGTGTTGTGCTCCATATCAACTGGGATGACAATCCGTGGTTTACAAAGGAGCTTGAGGAAGAAAGACTATATGACCTTGAGCACAACCCCAAAGACTATGAGCACGTATGGGATGGAAAGCTCAAGGCTGCTCTAGAGGGGTCGTATTACGCTGAAGAGCTTGCCAAGATCAGAAAGAAGGGACAAGTATGCAGCGTTCCATACGACCCCACACACGAAGTACATACATGGTGGGACATAGGCATCTCAGATTATACGTCTATATGGTTTGTGCAGTATATCGGCAGGGAGGTGCGGGTTATAGACTTTTACGAGATGAACGGGAAAGGTACTGACTTCTATGTTAAGATGCTCAAGGAAAAGGATTACAACTACGGTATCCATAATCTCCCACACGATGCCAACTATCAACAATTCACACTAGACGGGAAGAGTATATATGATCAATTCGGTGATATGTACAAGGGTGCGGAGTTTAGAGCGCACAAGAGGACTCACAACGTCAATGCTGATATTTATGCAGCCCGTACATTTATACCCAGATGTGTATTTGACAAGGAAAACTGCGAGGATGGGCTGAAAGCCTTGAAGAGTTACCACAAGAAATGGAACGAAGACAGGAATAAGTTTGAAGACAACCCATACCATGACTGGTCGAGTCACGCAGCAGACGCTTTTAGGTATCTGGCTGTAGGCTACCGAGATTATATGGGAGAGGAGTTACCAGACGAATCAAACCCAGGCGGCTTCCCGACGTTTAATCAATTGATGGAGAAGTCATATCATAACCCTGGGAGGTCAAGAATTTGATGTTGCTATATTTCCATAACTATAGTAATATCAAATCAATTCAATATTTTATTGAGTATATTCGTGCCTGCACGTCCCAGCAATGAACTAGATAACAAAACCTTGCTCTTCTGGCGTGCCCAGATAGAAGCCGCCGAGAAATGGTCTAGTGCATGGCGATCTCGCGGCAATCGCATTATTGATAGATACAGGGATAAAGACAGAACGTCAGACGTTGTTGGCTCCTCTAATCAGAATCGTGACAGAACACGTTACAGTGTATTGTATTCGAATACAGACACAATGCTTCCTGTTGTGTATTCGGAAATACCAAGACCTGAAGTAAGAGCCGTAAGCAGGAAAGACCTGACAGCCCGACATGCTGCTGAGATGATAGAGAAGGTACTGACTTACTCCATAGAGCAGAACGATTTCAACCATACGATGGAACGAGCCGTTAAGGATCTACTATTGCCTGGCTTAGCAACTTGCCGGGTAAAGCTTGATAGTTCCTTCAAGCAAGAGGAGGTTGAGGATGAAAATGGAGACGCCAAAGAAGAGGATAGGGTAGCAATCCAAAGCGCAATTACTGAGTATGTAAACTGGGATGATTATATAGTTCCTGAAACCACTGATTGGGACGATAGGCCATGGGAGGGATTTAAAGGGCGACCGACGTATGACGAAGTAGTCGACATGTTCGACGAAGAGATCGCCGACAGTCTCGAGTACACAACGGAGGATTCAGAGAAAAACACGAGCAAGGATACTGTAGATAATAAAGATACGAGCAATGCATTTAAGAAAGCCACCATTTACGAGATATGGGACAAGGAGAAGAAAGAGCAGTTATTTATTCCCAAGGGTGGAACTATCAAGCAGCCCATAGAGATCAACGAGGACCCATTAAAGCTACAGAATTTCTTCCCAACTCCACGTCCATTGCTGAGCATCACTACTAACGACACAATACTACCAGTTGCATTCTTCATGCAATACCAAGACCAGGCTGATGAACTGGATATTATTACTGAGAGAATTACCGCCCTTATCGATCAATTGAGAAGGCGTGGTGTTTATGATGCAGCAATGAAGGAGCTTAACAGACTTGCTCATGCGAAGGACAATGAATTTATTCCTATTAAAGACATAGCTAGATTGCAGGATAAGGGTGGTCTTGGTGGGGTGTTCATAAGTGAGGATTTGACACCATTTGTTCAGGTGTTGACCGGCTTATACAACCAGAGAAATGAAATATTAAATATTATATTCCAGATTGTTGGTATCTCCGATATCCAAAGGGCGGTTACAGACCCAAGAGAGACGGCAAGTGCGCAGCGTATCAAGGCTAGATATGGAACGCTTAGGATATCCAGGGTTCAGCGTGAGGTGCAAAGGTTTATACGTGACATGTTGCGGTTACAGTCTGAAATCATAATCAACACGTTTACTGCCACTGCTATTTCGACCATAACAGGGATTCCACTGGAAACCGAGGTGGACAAGGAAGGAATGGTCACTACGTTTGGTGTTAATGACTTGCTGGATAAATTAAGGAATCAAGAACCTCCAGCTGTTATAATTGATGTAGAGACCGACTCTACTATTACTAAGGATGATATTGCCGAGAAGGAAGATATACTCAAGTTTAACACTGCTCTGACTGAGTTTGCCAGTAATGCTCCATTATTGAGACAGGTTGTTGGCACCGATGCAACGGCTGAAATGCTTCTGTCTTTGGTACGAAGGTTTAAAATGGGTAGAAATGTAGAGCAGGCTATCCTGGATCAGATTGACGAAATCAAGCAGCGTGAGGCTGAGGAGGCACAAACTCCTTCACCTGAGCAGCTTGATCTCCAAATGAAGCAGCAAGAATTAGCGCAAAAAGCCCAACAGGATAATATTGAGAACCAACTTGAAGTTGGCAAGCTTCAGCTCAAGCAAGAAGAACTAGAGATTAAGAAGGCCGAGTTAGGGCTTAAGAATGACATAGAGCAGCAGAAAGTTGATATAGGTGCGCTTAATACTGCTATTGATCTGCAGAAGGCTACGTTGGATGAAGAGAAGTTTAAAGTAGAAGCCCAAAACCCTGATGTAAATGTGGTGGTGGGAGTTTAATAAAAAGGATAATACTATGGCTGCACCTACAATTGTACAACAGGCAAACGACGTACATGCCAAGAAAACTAAAGCTAAAGAAGAGACCTTCAAGCGTTATGATGGTTATGAAGAGCTTAATGTGGTGGCTGAAGCAGATATACCAAGGCGGGAAATGTGGCTGTGGGGGAATAAAGAGGCCATAGATGGAATTGAACGTAGCTTCAAGCAGGCTGAAGCTGGCGAACTTAAAGATGTTCCAAGTAGATTTATTGAATTTGATGAGGATGGGGCATGACATATAGAATAAACGGCAAGCTTGTTACAAAAGAGGAATGGGATGCGGCTCCTAAGGTGGGGATAACCCCTGGTAAAACTATTATGGGTTTCGTTCGTGAGTCATTTGTAAGCCCTATAGATGGTTCGGTAATATCATCTGCTGCAGATTTAAGGGCGCACGAAAGAGCGCATAACGTGATCCAGGTGGGTAATGAGTATGTTGGGGTAGTAAACGATAAGCGTGAAGAGCAGCGGCAATTAAAATCTGACATGGGTCAGAAGGTACGTGAAGCGGAAAAGAACGGAATGCGATCAACTGATAACTTTCAATGGCAATAAATATGAAGAATGGAACAGAACAGGAAGTGGTTGGTGCTTGGGAGCCAGTAGGCTTGCAAGATGATTTTGATGCTTGGTATAAGAAAAAATATCTAAGCACGTTTGAGGATGATTATCAGCAGCCTAATATGCAAATTGAACCGGCCATGAAAGCCCTATCAAGATTGACTCGCGAATATGTTTCCGAAATGATAACACTAGCAATAAGGACTAAATTATGAGTGAAGATTCAAACCAAGAGGACACGCAAGCTGAACAGCCCTTGTCTTTAAGAGAAGAATTATCTAAACAATTGGATGCACAATCACAGGAGGTAACTGAAGATGTCACAGGATCAGAAGAGGTCACCGAGGAAGGCGGCGAGGAGGGCAGCAAGGAAGTCTCAGAGGAAGTCACCGAAAAGGTAGAGACTAAGGAAGAGGTAAAGTCCGAAGAGGTCGCGGACGTTCCTAATAACTGGAACGAGGAAGAGCGCAAGGCATTTGAGGATATACCGGATGAGATAATAACACAGGACGGTACCGCAATATCTTTAAAAGCAATGAAAGATGTGGTATTAACTAGGAACGAAGGGCTACTCAAGGCTTTTAATGAGAAAGCTAGAGAAGCCTCCGATGCCAAGAAAGGCACCGAAGAATGGAATACATTACTTGACCCGTATCAGCCGCAATTAACAGCGGCAGGGATGGAGCGGCAGCAATGGATAGGAACAATCCTAAAAGATGTGCACAGGCTGCAGCAAAATCCTACAGCGGTAATCAAGGAATTAATGGGCGCTTATAAAGTGTCCGCAACCGACCTCGGTATTAAAACGGAGCAATCGGAAGATGAGGATTCTTTTCATGGTGAGAATGATCCGAAAGTTACAAAATTAGAAACTACTATTGATGATTTGCGAAGTCGTTTAGATAGCTTTGAAAATGCGAACGTCCAACAGAAAAATCAGTCTGTTCAAGATGAGCTTGTTGCATTTAAGGGTGAATTGGATGGTAAAGGTAATCTGACACACCCTCTTTATGGTGAGGTTCGTGACGAAATGGGTATACTGATGCAAACTGGAAAGGCTCGTACTATGCAGGAGGCTTACGAGAAAAGCCCTACTGTTCGTGCTAAAGCCTTAGAGGTTGTTACAAGCCCAGAAGATACCAAGGCTGCCCTGAAGAAAGCCAGGGAAGAAGCGGCAAAAGCAAAGAGAGCTGGCAAGACAGTCAAGACTCGCTCAGGAACAACTAACAACTCCCATGTGGGGCTTAGTATGAGAGAGACGCTGCAAAGAAATATGCGAGCACAACAGTAGCCTAAATGCGTAACGTGTATCTTTAACATGTTATAATGGAGGTTATCATGGCTTCACCGAATCTGAGTGAAATCATAACCACCACCCTGCGAGATAGAGCGCAGATGTTTGCTGATAACGTTACTGAAAAGAATGCGCTTTTGCGCAAGCTTAATGAGCGTGGCAACATCCGTATTCTAAGTGGTGGTCGGACTATCGTTAGAGAGTTGGATTATGCTGAAAACAGCACTTTCCAATACTATAGCGGATACGAAGTGCTTAACACTGATGCTTCTGATGTACTTAGCGCAGCTGAGTACAGCTGGAGACAAGCTAGTGTTTCTGTACTAATTAACGGCCTTGAAGAAAGACAGAATAGTGGCGAAGCTGCTGTCCTTGACCTTTTGGAAAGCCGTATTAAAAACGCCATGCGTACTATGGCGAATAACATCTCAGACGGTGTTTATTCTGATGGTACGGGTACAAGTGGAAAACAGATTGACGGCCTACAAGCAATTGTGGCTGACTCTCCTGCTACTGGTACTGTTGGTGGAATCAACGCTGCAAACTTCGCCTTCTGGAGAAACTTCAGCTTTGACGCTACTACAGATGGTGGTGCTGCTGCATCAGCTACCAATATAATCGGATATATGAACACTGTTTATAATACGGTTATACGTGGTACTGATAAGCCAGACCTAATCCCAGCAGACCTGAATTACTTCGGGTTCTATCAGGATGCATTGCAATCACAACAACGCTTCACTAACGACAACGCCAAAGGCGGTGCTGATGGTGGCTTTGTTGAGCTTATGTATGCAAGCGCACCTGTTATCCTGGATGACGGTTCTGGTATACCAACCGACCATATGTATTTCCTGAACACTGAATTCCTATCTTTGGATGTTCACGAGGATGCACACTTTACTCCTAAAGGCGGTAAAGAGTCGTTCAATCAGGATGCTACTCTGGTTCCGGTTATTTTCATGGGCAACTTGACATGTTCTAATAGAGAGCGTCAAGGTGTCTTAACTGACTAACGTTAAATAGGAGAAAGTTTATGTCTTATATTATGGGTATGGAGCTCGATAGGATAGATACTACCGCCCTATTTACGTTGGGCGAAATAGGTCAAGACAGTAATGGCAAGGTTTATAAGTACATTCAGTACGAAAACGGAGCTGCTGCTGTTGCTGGTGTTGCTGGTGAGGTTGCTTACTATGCAACTGTTGCCGTTGGTGATGCCACTGGTACTATCGTTACTTCTGACTTGTCAGATAGTGATGAAGTAGGTGCCGGTGTATTGCAAGCTGCATTAACTGACGGTGCTTTTGGTTGGATACAAGTAAGTGGTCTTGCGACCCTTTCTATTGCTCTGACTGCGGGTGTTGACGGTAATGCGCTAACACCGACTGGTGCTGGTGATGGTACTCTGGATGTTAACGTGGCTACTGCTGCAAATACTGATATTTGCGCAAGAGCTATGGATGCGTCTGCATTTATCATAATGTGCGACTTTGTACATTAACGACACTGGGGGGTGGCTTATTTGCTGCCCCTCAACACTAGCAATACAAGGATATTTAGGTGGTAGGACTTTGGTAGGAAGATTTTAGTATGAAGAAATCTTCCTACCAAAGTCCTACCAATTTAATTTAAGGAGATGGTATGAGCGATTACAGGAATGTCCCAGTAAAATTCTACTACAGAGATATAAAGCAGAACTTTGAAAGCAAGAAACAAGGCAAGCCAATCTTCAAGACGTGCGAATTTATAAGCATCATGAAGCCGGGTAATAGTAAGGACATAACGGATCGCAAAGTTAAGCCTCTTGATATCGAAAGATGGGGTAAAATATACGATGCTTGGAAGAAGAAGGAAGAGCAAATCCAAGAGGGAACGAGACTAGAGGTTTTACCAGGAATTGATGAACGTAAAATAGAATTATGCAAAGGTCTTCATATCTTCACAATAGAGCAATTAGTAAATGTTGATGAAGAGGGTGTAAGAAATCTAGGGGATAAAGCAAGAGAATTTATACTTGATGCCAAGAAGTATTTACAGGGATCAAATGCTGCTGCAGAAATGCAGAAAGAGGTTGACGATATTAAGATTGAGAATAAGAAACTTCAGGATGAAAACCAAGAACTAAAGGAGAGGATTCGTGACCTTACTAACAATGATCCAGAATGTAGCGAACGAGACACAGCTAGCTCAAGAGCCGTCAACGGTAATCGGAAACGCAGATCCGTTCACAAAGCAAGCCCTGCCCCTGCTGACAAAGGTGGGCTTGGAGCTGTTGGGGCTGCATAACTGGCGTGAACTCACTAAAGAAGATACCTTTGTTACTGATGGTACGGGCTCGTATATAATTGGGACTGATATTGTTACAGATGGTGACTTTGAACATTTCACGTCTGATACTATGTGGGATAGATCAAACACAACCCGTGTAGAAATCCTCAACGCAAGGCAATGGCAGACATTAGTAAGCGGAGTTATCTCAAGTGCTGGTGTCCAGAGATTCGCGAGGACAAGAGGAAAGGATTTAATCATGTCACCAGATGCCAGTGGAGACACTCTTGCATTTGAATATCTATCTAACTTCTGGGTGGAATCTACCGGTGGAACTGCTAAAGCTGCGTTTACGGTTGATACCGATACCGCTTTGTATCCTGAACATTTGCTGGAGCTGGGTCTGACAATGAAAATTCTACAGAAGAAGGGATTACCGTGGGCTTCTGACATGGATGCTTTTGAGAGAGAAAGAGAGAGGCTAATCGGTGGTGAAATGCCTTTGGAAACGTTAGGTGCTCGATCTTTAAACAACTTCGTCATTAATATACCCCAAACGGGATTTGGTTCATAATGCCTATTATACCGCGCAGACAGAAACAGCAAATAGCCTTCACTCCCAAAGCGAATCAGATTGCTGTGCCCGCACCCACGGGCGGGGTAAATACACGTGATTCCCGTTCAGATATGGACATAAGGGATGCCATCACAATGGAGAATTGGATACCTGAGTCCAATGGAGTGCGATCCAGAAGTGGTTATACTACATTCGGTACCGTTGCTACTGGCGATGTTGAGACGTTGATTCCATATGAATATGCCGCTGTACAGCAGTTAATATCATTCGCTGGTACAGTTATGTATAAAACAGGAACCGGTGGCGGGGCAGGAACATCAATACAGACGAGCCTTACCAATGCCAGGTGGCAATCTGCACAATTGGGACAGAATATGCTATTCGTTAATGGTGTTGATGCCCCCCTCAATTTCGACGGCACTACAGTTACAACGCCTACCTTTACCGGAGATTTAGCAACAACAGGTGAAGAGACGATGGATGGTGCGCATAGTTTTAAAGATCGCATCTACATGTGGGATAGCGATACCAGCGATTTCTATTATGGAGATACAAGCGCGGTGTCTGGAGACTTTACCAAGTTCCAATTAGGAACTGTAGCAACGTCAGGTGGTAATTTATTAATTATGGAAACCCTGTCACGTGATGCTGGCGATGGTATGGATGATTTTGCAGTATTCATATTAACCACTGGTGAGGTTATTATGTATCAGGGGAGCAATCCTGGTGACGCAACGAACTGGTCACTGATAGGTAAGTACTTTATGTCACCTCCAGTATCAATACGTTCAGCAGCCCGCTTTGCCGGCGATATAGTTGTCATAACCAGAAATGATGTGTTGTCCGTTGGAAATGTTATTAAGTCCGGTGGTGGCCAGGAGGGTGGCCAGGGCTTCAATCTTAATCCTTCAAAGATGTCAGGTGGTATACAAGATGATTTCGCAGTGTTCGGTACAAACTATGGTTTTGAAATACAGTTGTATGGGTCTGCCGGCTGGATTCTGATTAATATTCCAGAAACAACCAATTCAACTTACCACCAATGGGTAGTTTCTACTACAACAGGGGCGGCCACTAAATTCATAGGTTGGGATGCTCAAGTGTTTGCTGTATTTAACAATAGGTTGTATTTCGGGCAATCAGTTAATATATTCCAGGCAGACAGTGGCTTAGACGATAATGGGTCGGATATTCAATTAAGAGAGCAACAGGCATTTAATGACTTCCAGGATGGTCATAAAAAGAATTTTACAGGATATAAGCTATTTGTACGATCAGAAGGAACGCTAAATATAGGTGTTAGCTTTGCTTTTGACTACGGTACTCCATCTTTTCCTGCCACTTCCCAGAGCCAAGTGAGCGGCGCAACTTGGGATGATGCTTCATGGGACACCGCTGAGTGGGCGGGTACTAATATTTCAAGGTTGGTGAATTTCGGTACCGGGGGTGAGGGTGTAACAGTTTCGCCACTTGTAAGTATTGATGTATCAGGACAAGAAGTCTTTTTGTACAACCAGTTGTACAACTTTACAGTAAGCAATACGTTTTGATATGGATGTTTTTAAAGACAATATCGGATATGGTAACGAGTTAAATGAATATTTTGGGGGTGTGGTAGACTTTAGAGATTGGCATTGTTATAGGATAAATGACTTCATCTGGGCTATTCATTCTTATCGTGAATGTGATGGTGAGATGTATCACGCATTTCAGGCGGAAATAACAGTGTTGCGTTCTTCCGGGCAGTGTACCAGAAATATGATACGTGCATCTTTAGAGGGGTTCTTCTCCTCTTACGAGAGGAACGAAAGACTAACGGCAATCATTTCACCACAGAATAAAAAGGCAATTAGGTTGGCTAAGATTTCGGGGTTTACTGAAGAAGGTAGGATTCGTAGGTCAGACAAGAGTAATGATAAGTTGATATTCAGTATATTAAGAGAAGAGTATCAAAAGAAGTGGGAAAAACAACACTAGACATTTACGATAAAAAACATTAAATTATTAGATAACCCCTTATTTCTTCTGAATAAGCAAGGTTAACTGAAAGGTTAGTCTGTTATTTAGGAGGTTTGAGTGGTAGGAAGTACACAAATAGCTGCACCACCAGCAGCACCCGATCCGGCGGAAACGATCGCGGCGCAAGCTAGGCAGCAACAAATCACACAATTTACACCGACGGGTAATTTACGCTTCGGAACGCTCGGTGAGGGCGGTGGGTTTGATCCAGATCGACCAGGCCAGCCATTTGATGTAAATGCCCCCAGAGCTTTACAGGTAGAGGAAACGGACTTTCAACGTCAATTACGTGGTGGCGCAGAGGAATTGGCCTTGGGCTTTTTACCTCAATTCTCAGGTCAACTTGATCCTTTTAGCATAAGCGCACAAAGTATCCAGGAAGGTTTAACCCCACAGATAACTGATTTAGAGGCTCAAGGGGAACAACTTGAACAGGCTACATTTGAGCGTGGCAAGGCATTGCTAGAGCCTCGTTTTGAACAGGAAAGAGAAAGGTTGGAACAACGCCTGGTGGATCAAGGGCTACCGAGGGGTGGCGAAGCGTTCAGGACTGCGCTAGGTGATTTAACAGAAGGCCAAGGCGAGCAATTAACAAGGCTTTCATTGGATGCGGTTTCAGCAGGAAGGCAGGAGCAATCAAGACTACAGGCTCTTGCTTCTGGACTCAGGGCGCAACAATTCGGTGAACAAACAGGACTATCTGCACTAGAGCGACAAATAAGAGCGCAGCAATTTGGTGAAGTTGGCTCTATTGGTGGTTTTGCAACGCCGTTTACTCAGATTAGCGCACCTGGTGTTGACGCTGCGGGTATTATTAATCAAGGCTTCCAGAATCAACTCTCAAGTGTAGAAGCGCAAAATAAGGCACGTTCGCAACAAACTAGTGCATTTGGAAGTGTCTTGGGTGGCGCGGGAACATTACTTGGTGCTGCATCTGGATTTCAATTCCCAGGAAGGGGGTAAGACATGGTTAGCCCTACAGAGATAGCACAAGCATTGTTCCAAGGTCAAAGAGCGCAAGTAGCCCCTACTACTGGTGTTGTTCCTCAACCTCAATTAAGGCCTGATCAGGCAGCTATAGCACAAGCGTTACAACAACAGCAAGCTCCACAAAGGGAGTTTGCAACACCACAAGGTGCATCATTGGCAAGTGAGTTACTTGGTGTGAGTCAAGACAGGCTCGGCAATCCTATTATACGTGGTATAGCTGGATTCTTAGGGGCTAGAGAATTAGGGAAAGAGCGGGAACGTGCTGGAGAAGAAAGGCGAGTTGCAAAAGAAGAAAAGGCAGCAGCAGCAGAAGCGGCGGCGCAGCAGCGGGAGATTGAGAATGTAAGGGCTGAAGAAGAGCTTGTATTGAAACGACAAGGGCTAGAGGCCAAGCAAGAATTAAACTTGTTCAATAGAGATCGTCAAGTTACGCAGGATGCCATAGCGCAAACCGAACGAACAAGGAAAGCTGGCCTTGATGAGCGCAGAATTAGGTTATCAGAAGATGCAGCAACTCAGAAGGTCACTCAGGCGCAGGCTGTTAAAGAGCAGAAGAAGATTGACCAGGAGTTTACATTTACTGAAAAAGACGCAGCGGCTGAAACTAGTATTAATTTGATAGATGATTTATTAGCACACCCTGGGCTTAATGCTGCTGTTGGTTTCGGAGCGCAAAAGTTGATTCCATTTAGAACTGATGATTTAGGGCAGCCTGAATTTGCACAAGGGTCTGACGCAGCCGATTTCCAAGCAAGATTTAATCAAATTAAAAGTGAGACGTTCTTGCAAGGATTTAACAGGTTAAAAGGCGGCGGTACTATAACCGAGGCAGAAGGAAGAAAAGCAGAAAGTGCTATTTCGAGAATGAGTTTAAGCCAAAGTGAGAAGGAATTTAAAACTGCTGTAGGTGATCTTAGGGGTATAATAGATACCGGCAAGAGGCGCGCAGCCGCACAAGCGAAAGCCAAAGGTATAACGCTGCGTGAGATCCCGCAACAATCTTCCGCACCTGGTGGTGGAATTAAATTCTTGGGGTTTGAATAATGCCAGTAGCACGGGTACAGTTTGAAGATGGTAGAATAGGACGCTTTGAAGTCCCCGAAGGCACTACCCCTGAGCAAGCGCAAGCATTTATCACGCAGACATCACGCCCCGAAGAAGGGTTCCTTACCAGGTTCACAGAAGCACAAGAAGCACGTGGAGCACAATTAGCTGATGTATTTACAGGTGAGGGAGCTGCTGAACAAACTTTGCCTGAGACGCTGTTACAGGTAGCCGGGACAGAAATAGGTGCTGCTGGTGATATTGCTGGGCAAGCCATTGCAGAAACCGCAAGAGCGGGGTTTGCAGCATTGCCGGAAGAGGCACAGCAGGGCTTGAGTAAGCTGGGAACTGAGTTCTTACAAAGCTCTGTCGGTCAAGCTGGAATACAAGCGTTACAATCCGGCACCGAAGCATTTGCGGAATTTGAAAAGAACAATCCAAGAGCGGCTAGAAATATTAAGAGCGTTGTTAATGTGGCCTTATTTGCTACCCCAATAAAGGGAGTGAGTGGCGCAACGTTGGCTAGAAAGGGCGTAGAAAGAGGTGCGGAAGCGTTTGGTTCTGTAGTGCCTAGTGTGGTTGGTGGTGTAGCCAGGGGTGCGGAAGCTGCTGGAGAAGGAGTTGCAAAAGCTGGAGAGGTGGGAGCGCGACTTGCAAGGGGTGTCGATGCTGATAGTATTTTAGCTAATCGAATAAGCGCGACGGATGCAACGCAAGCGTTACAAGAATTAAAGAGTGGCGAAATCTCTGTATTGGCTGATGTTGCGGGTGATGAGATTCAAGGATTTACGAGAGCCGTTGGTAAGGTGTCGGGTGGCGCAAGGAATATAGTGTCGTCTGCCCTGGAGGGTCGTTCGGAGGAAGCTGTGGGGCGTGTATCAACTGCATTGTCTAAGAATATATCTAATGTAGAAAGCTATTTTGGTAACTTAGATGACTTAGCAAAAGCGCGCGCTACAATCGCAACTCCTTTATACAAGGAAGCCTTCAAAGCAAATAAAGTCATTGTTTCGAAGGAAGTTGATAGGATTCTTGAAACTCCCGCCGGTAGAAGGGCTTTACAACAAGCGGTGGTAAAGATGCAGAATGATAGGTCTCTGTTAGCTGTGCCAGATAAAGAACTAGGAGAACAAATACGTTTAGCTGGAATAGAGGGTACGGGTGCAATTGGTAGGGGATTAAATTTGCGTTCTTTGGATTACGTTAAAAGATCACTTGATGATCAGATAGGGGTGGCAATCAGAACCGGAGAAGCTGATAATGTTAGGATATTGTCAGGTATGAAGAAAGGTTTGGTTAGAGAATTAGATAAAGCAGATATAACCGCTCGTGCTGGCCCCCGCTCTTTTAAGCCAGAAGGAGGAGCGTATAAAAGAGCACGTAAGGTATTCAGTGATTTTAAATCTTTAGAAGATGCACAACAGGCTGGTTTAGACTTTACCAAACACAGACCAGAACAATTAAAAATATTTCTAAGGGAATTAGATAATACACAGAAGGAGGCCTTCAAAATAGGCGTTAGGGAGAATCTACAAAAGATTGTTTCTACAACCGCAGATCAGGCCGATCCTGCTAAACGTGTTTTTGGCAACCAATTCAAGCGTGATCAAATAAAAGCTGTATTTGGTGAAGGTAAACAAATTAACGAGTTTACCAAGAGGATGACTGAGGAAATACGGGCTGCTAAGACAAAATTCAGGGTTCTTGGTGGAAGTCGTACAGATATAAATATTGCAAATGACGTTGAATTTATAGACGCAGCAAGTCAGGCGACAAGGCAGGGTCTGATAAGAACGTCCATAGAGAAAGCAGTCGAGAGCATAGCAGGTGCAGCAAAGAGACGCTGGACAGGATTGAACTCCCAAAACGCAACAAAGCTTGCAAAGATACTAACGGATAGAGATGCCGGAATAGAGGCATTAGAGCGATTGATTAAAAACGCAGCAAAAGATCAGAAATTAATCCTACAAGATGCAGTGAAGGAGTTACAATAATGGCAGGTTGGAATGGAAGTGGTCTATTCGAAAAAACCCACAGCTGGGTACAAGATCAAATCAACGGCATTAAAATCCGTGCTGATAGGCACGATCAAAATGACAATGACTTCACTAGTGGTTTAAACAACTGCATGACCAAGGACGGTCAGAATTCAGCTACTGCCGACCTTGATATGGGTGGTAATAAGCTCAAGAATGGCGCAACAGCTACTCTTGTGGGTGACTTTCCTATTGCGAGTGATATTCAGAATGCAGTACAAACCCATGTCACCTCTACAGGCTCAGCTAATGCTTATGTTGTGACATTAACACCCGTCCCCGCTGCATATGTTTCGGGGCAGACATTTACGTTTAAAGCTAATTTTGCTAATACAGGTGCAGCTACGGTTAATGTTAATGGCTTGGGTGCAAAGACAATTAAAAAGTCGGCAGATACAACCGATTTGATTGCCAATGATATTATTATAGATCAGATTGTTACCATCACTTATGACGGCACTGTATTCCAAACTGAAATTGGAATAACCGCCGTTGTAGATGACCCAACCCCTCAATTGGGGGGGTTCCTAGACCCTAATAGTAATTATATAGGTTGGGATAAAGGTGGTGATCTAGCTTCTGCCTCGCCTTTAGTGGTGGATACTGATGGTAATATGTTTGATGTGACTGGCACCACTGGTTTTAGTGTTATGACTGTTGCGACTAACAGAAAGTTCACATTGCAATTTGATGGGATACTAACCTTAACAAACGGTGCCTCGATTATACTGCCTGGTGGTGCTAACTTCACTACAGCGGCAGGGGATGTGCTGGAATGCCAATCAATAGCAGCTAACACTGTTATAGTTACAAATATTGCTAAGGCTGATGGCACTGCAGTTGTAGCGGGTGCTACCAGCGTTATTGAGACTCAGACTCCTAGCGCAGCCAGTACGGTGACATTCAATACAGGCATTGATAGTACATTTGATTACTATGAGTTGAGAGGGGCTGATATAGATCAGAGTGGTGGTGGGGATATGCGCGTCCGGGTGGAGGTGGCTGCTGCGATAAAATCCGGGGCAACTGATTATGTGTATTGTACCCTTAATAATTCCAGCGATTCGACAACAGCGAATGGTACAGGCTCGACGGGTGATAGCTCCATTTTAAATGCCGCCAATGCAAGCACAACAGCAGGAAGCGCATTATTAATAACATTACCCAATCCTAGCGATACAGCATCTTTTAAGCCTATTAGATTTGATTTTGATGTGCTGGGATCGGCAACTGTAGTACGACAAGGAACTACTGTAGGATTCTATAAGACTGACACTGGAGCTATAACAGGATTAGAGTTGTCATTAACTGCTGGTACAATTACAGGAACATTTACGTTAATAGGAATTAGGAATAGCTAGCATGAAAACATTGCACGACGGCACTGAAGTAGTTGATGACGCTATATGCGGAAGTAACGCAGGTAAATATCCGCGTTTAGATAAAGGTGGTAAACGTTTGGATGGTCATGGAGTGTATCTATTGCAAGGAGATGAGCTTGCTACATACACAGCGGAACAAGATAAATACATGGCTGAAGCCCCCAAACGTGAGCGGGAAAGGATTATGGTGGCACGCAACAAAGAGCGTGGTTCCTGGCAAGAACAAATGGAATATCTCATAGACAACGGATATGACGCTTTGAAACAGCGTGACGATGCAATTAAATCAAAGCACCCAAAATAAGAGGATGCGGTGGGAGTTAAACATGTAAATACTGATATTAAATTTAGTCGAACTATCCGACTTGGTAAGAACCTCGATTTAGATAATGCCGTTGCTGGAGAGGTAGAGGTTGGTTCGTTACGGGATACAGGTTCTTTTATCGAAAGGTGGAGCGGGACGGAATGGGTAGTTATAGGCCCACTTACCCCTAATCTTGTAGAGATTGATTTTACCGATAGTCCTTTTACCATTATAAGACCTGGTAACGGAAAAACGATATTAGATGTGGATTGTAGTGCTGGATTACCAATTATAATTTTATATCCGTTAGTCAAGTTTGATGAAATAAGTATCAAAAAGACTGATTCGTCACTGAATGATAAATTAACTTATAGGGGTGACGGGTTTAATATTGACGATGTATCGGAGAGAGATATATCAACTCAATTTAATACTGACCGATTAGTGGGCGGAACCTTGCAGTGGCGTAGACGATAATGGGACATCAAGAACAGTTTAGTACTGATACGTCATCAATATTAGCAAGTAAAACTGTTAATGTGACATCCTTAAATGTTTTTGACTCCATCCGTGTCGGGAATATAATCACCTTGGTTGGGGATATTGGCTATAACATTACAAATGGATTCTCGTGGGAGGATGTGGAATTTGTACTTGATCCTACCGCCAGAATAACATTCATGACTACAAATACAGTAGCCAATGGGATTAATACCGAAATATTACCAGGTCGCACTTTGTTCTCAGGAGAATTATCAAGGGTTGCGTTTGAAGGAGTTGATCTAGTATCTGCAAATGGTGGTAAATGTTTCGACCTTACTGACGCTCCAAATGTTTTCCCTCTTTTGGTTATAGAGAAATGTAGAATCCAGGGATTTGATGCTGTAGGCAATCTTAACCAAGTCTCTTTAGCTACGGAAAATATAGGTTATGTGCTCAATGGTGACGGATGGGATATTGTTGACGCTTCTATACTACAGATTTCAGAACAAAATTTCATATTAAGTGAGGGTATTGGTTACAAGATTTCAGGAACTACTGGAAGTATATTCTGTGATACTATTGAGGTTGCTCCGACTACTACAGATGTAGTATTTGATGTTTCTGGTACAATTGGAGGTGCTTTCTTTGATGTAACAAAAGTTAAACCTATCAGTGGTGGTTCTATATTCAACATTGATTCAGCTACCACAGCTCAGACTTTCCAGATAAATACTGGATTATTGGATGATTCTGCCGGTGGCACTATGTTTAAGGCTGGAGGATTAGACCAAACCAGTCCGTTTATTACGGTATCCAGGGTTGCTAATGTTCTTGATAGTTATTGGGTGGGTTCTACCGGATTCACTGGTGGCACCACTGAGACGGTATTTGCCGACACCTCCACATGGGTAAAGATCGCGGGAACTTATATTGATGGTTATACTGAAAGAGCATCGCATGCGGATGGGGTTAGTACGTACGAAGGTAAGGAAGCCATATATACCGATCTGGTGGGATCAGCTAAAGTTTTAATGAAACCTGATATTGAAACAGATATTATACAAGTGGCTTTGTTTAAAAACGATGCTGAGGTTGCAAATAGCCGGGTGCAGCATACATTGGGTGCGGTATTCCAAACCCCGACATCGCCTGACTTTAATCCTAAGGAAAATGTTTTGCTGGAAGAAGATGACACATACGAATTAAGAGCAAGAAATATCAGCAATCCTACTAATGTGATATTCACGGACGCAAAAACGAAGCAGAGAAGATAATGGCTAAAGTACAGAGTGATTTCTATTTCAGGTGGGCGCAAGATCGTATACAGGCCACTTACACTGCAGACCAGACACTTACGTCATTGATAGAGTATGTGGGTGTTGATACTACGTCTAATGCAGTGGAGATTGAGCTTCCAGATAGCTCTGGCACGGATGTATTAAATGGCAAGAAGGTGTGGATTATTGACCAGGGTGACGCAGCTACCAATAATGTTACAGTTATCCCCCACGGCTCTGATTCGACAACGATACAAGGTGCAGATGAATATGTAATAAATGTCGACAATCAGATTATCATATTTGAATTAGTAGATGATCAGTGGATAATTGTAACAGATGTTACTCTCCAGTTAAGAAGAGACTTCGTCACAGCCAATAATGAGATTAGTACATCATCTTCCACTTTCTCCGACGCTCTGCAGAAAGATTTTATTGTTGTAGAGGACGCAACTTATGTACTGGGAGTTGTTTATCAGTGGCGGCATGAGAAGAAAGATAAACAACACAGAACAAGAGTCAGAATCAATGCTGTAGAAAACACAGATCTTAGAGGGTATCAATTCATGGGTGGTGCAGATGATGCTACCGATTTACGAATGATTGCGGCAGATTTTACTCTGGTAGATTTGACTATCGGGACGTACGACATAGATTTCCAATTAAGTTCAGAGGATGAAACGGCATATTTATTTTACAGAAGATTATATCTAGAGAAATGGACACAATAGGAGAAAGTTATGGGAACTACAGTAACATTAAATGTTGATCCTTCGTATGTGGATGTGGTTGAGGATTACTTGGTTAGTGGTGTGCAAACTGTCACATCTTATACACAATTGGAATCTACTTATTTAGAAAAATTGACGAAAGAAAGTGAGCAGCTAGTAATAGCTAGTACTAGTATGAACCAGCAAATAACTGATAATACTGCTGATGTTGTCATATGCAACGCAAGGTCAACAGAAATAGATGATATAATTGACGATGTTAACGCTCTTTAGAGAGGAAAAATAATGACACAACAAGGCGACATGCAAGCGTTCTTTAGGGCTATTGGGGGTAGTGCTAGTGATTATAATACCGACTTCCTAACAGCCGCTGCCACTGAGAGTTTTACCGGGGAGTTTAATGGTGTTTTTATCCAATGGCTTCAAGATAGAACGGGCAGTAGTTCAACTAATCTCGATGGACTTAAGCAGGAATTTGCAGATTTAGCGGGTGCGCATAATTGGCAGTCTGTTGGGGGTGTGCCAATTATACTGGAAGGGTGTCAGTTGTGGTTTGATGCTGCGGACACGTCGGCTACAAATATAGTTCAATCTGGTGGTAGCGTCAGCCAGTGGGCTGATAAGTCGAGTAATGGTAATAATACGGACGTACAAAGCACTGGCTCAAAGCAGCCAACTACGGGTTCCACTACCAAAAATTTCCTGAACGTAATTACCGCTGATGGCGGCGACACCTTAAAGATGCCAAGTGCATTGCATAATATTACAATGGGAGCCAATACCATCTTTACAGTCTCAAGAATAGCCTCAGAGACGGCAGCAATACAAAGGCTGTTCAATGGCAGCGAGGGGGCTGGAAGTAGGTACTATATACAATACAGTGCCACCGCCGGCACTCTTAATTTTGTTAGTAGCACTTCTAATTCTCCAGTTGCAAAGACAGGTAATACCAATACCAATTGGAATATCATACGGGGGCGTAGGAGCGGAACAACGCAAGCTATAGCTGTTAATGGAAGTGCGGAAACAACAGATGCGAATGGAGCTGACGAAAGCGGCATAGATGAAATGTTCTTATTCTCTTTCCGTGATGCAGATTTATTCTTCACGGGGGATTGTGCCGAAATAATCCTGTATGACCGCTCATTATCAACAGCAGAAATATCAGCAGTCGAGAATTATTTATCTAATAAATGGGCAATAACTTTAGTATAGGGGTAATTATGGCATTTTTAACATGGGACAATCAGGCGGACGCAGATACGTCTTTAGCTGCTGTGAATGTGGTTTATGGTTGCCCTATTCAGAATGGGTATACTATGAACACCTGGGCAGATGTGAGTAAATCTATCACGGAGGACAAATGGGGATTTGCGAAGCCGGAAGAAAAACATAGTAAAACACTGGCAGAGCTTGAGGCGGTGCTGATCCCCGGCTTTACAGAGCATGACGCAAGGCCGGAAGATTGGGTGGCGAGTGAGGAAGAGTGACACTAAAAGAAACAAAAGCTTGGGTTCAGAGGGTAGAGGATAAAGTAAACTCTGACCATGGAGAGATTATAGAGATAAAGGGGGGGCAAGTTGCCTCTAACAAGCGTCAAGATCGCCACACAGATGATCTGAACGCAGGACAGAAGATGACCAAAGAGTCCATAGATGCACTCTCTCTACAGATGTCTCATGGTTTTGATGAGTTCCAAACGGCACATTCGGATGTGATGGGTCGGTTGAACGAGCATCAGGTCACTATTGATTATGTAGAAAAAGACAAAGCCCGGGGGGAGGCTAGAAAGGAAATGTTATGGAACAGTGGAGCAAAATATGTTTTGATTGTATGCCTAGCTTCCGCATTTGGTTACCTAGGTAACCATTTCATGGGATAGATATGGAAATAACCCTCACAAGATTCTTCCTGAATGACGCTGTAACCTTTGGTATGCTGAATATCAAGGGCATAGACCACTGGCCTATCTTCACCCTGGAGAACCCCTGGAAGGACAATAGGCGCAATGTATCCTGTATCCCAGAGGGGAGATATGATTGCTCCTCCTACAGTAGTATGAAATACGTAGATGTTTATAAGGTTCATGACGTTCCCGCCAGATCCGGAATACTATTCCATAAAGGAAACTACGAACGTAACACCAGTGGCTGTATACTCCCAGGAACAGGAGTTGATCCCGCCTTTTATGACCCTATGGTACTACATTCGGGGGATGCCATGAAGGAGCTACGCAAGATAATAAAACACCAACCATTCACACTTGAAATCAAGAGGTTAGAGCCATGATATTTGATGTTATAAAACTGGGACTAGGTTTAATAGATAAAATCATACCAGACCCAGAACAGCGGGCTGCAGCAAAATTGGAGCTTATGAAGCAAGAGCAATCCGGCAACCTTAGGGAAATACATTCATCCATGAAGGTTGTTCTAGGGGAGATAAACGGAGATAGCTGGCTACAACGCAACTGGCGCCCCCTCACTATGATGACATTCGTGGGACTGATTGTTGCCAAGTGGATGGGGTTCACTGCCCCTGGTGTCACAGAGTCAATAGAAATTGCATTGCTGGATATTATTAAGGTAGGTCTCGGAGGTTATGTAGTTGGGCGGTCAGTTGAAAAGGGAATAAAGGAGTGGAAGAAGTAGCCCCCAAGATATAAACGTTCATTCCATATATAGAAGCTCCTGTAATCAGCACCATTAGGCCGATAGCCAAGATTGCTAGAAAATACATGCAGTAGCGTTTCATGTGCTCATCTTCCCTGATTTGCGTTGAAGGGGGTGGTCATTATAGCCTTCTCATGTGCGCGCCATGTGATTACTCCCTATCTAGGTTATCCTTTAAATCATCGTAAGTAGGTTCATTCGGTAAGGCAATATATATAGGGTTGGTTTCAAGTTGTGCAAAATGCGCCCTAATCTGCTCCATAGCTTCTTCAAAGTCACCTGGAGATCTGGTCTTTAATTTCCCCACTATAATGAACTCACCGATCGAGGTTTTTATCCTATGTACTATACCAAGTGCGTGGTCTTTGATAAACAGGTCTACATCTTCGGACTTGAGGCGATATTCACAACCCCTTGCTTTAAGCTCCAGATTCATAGCGTCCATAACAGTTTTAACCACAACACCCCAGCGGTAGTTGTTCTGGCGTATTGAGCGTTGCTTGGCTGTTTCCTTCATCACTCAAACATCCCATAGTTAGGTTTATCTAAATCTACGCCGTCAAGTTCGTATTTGTGTTCCAGTATTTCCGTGATCTCGGTGATCTTTATGTTACAGACAGCAATCATTTGTTGGTCGCCAACTTTCTTGACATATACCAGTGTTTGGGTAAAAACATCCCTCAAATCCCTCAAGCACTTTTCGTAATACATGGCATCACATTGGTAATTGTCGGTCGTTTTTTGTCCCTTATGTTCTGTTTCCGAGATTGGTATTCCACCATAACAAGTCTCTAACCAAACATTCTCTTTTGTTGCTTTGACTACCGTATACTCAGTTTTTGTAACAACTGTGCGTATGACCTTATCGCCCGCTTTAAATTCACTCACCACCATCTCCTTTAGCGTTAATAGTTTATACTCTATGGGTTTCTGTATTTAAAGTGGATTACTTCTCCACATTCCTGACACTGATGCTTAATAAGCCCCGTTGTATGACTTTCCAATGGAATCCAATAGTGGTAATGAGTGTAAAAAAGCTTCATACTCTACTCCTCTGACATAGGCATAAAGAACTGCTTGCCTCATAAAACAACTTAGTCATAATCCCAACTCCACATTAATCATCATTACCAACAAAAACCATCAGCCCTATAACTATAGCAACTGACATAGCCATAAATATCTGACCATAGAAAAACATTTCTTGTTCCGTCATAATCCTAACCTCTCCATAGTTAACTTATTCGCCATACTCTTGTGCCTTCTACACCTCCTTCTGTCGTTCCCCGCGTAACAAACTTCCTCTTGTGCCCCCTTCCATAAGAACACGCACTGGTGCTTATTTGATCTCTCTCAGCGAAAGTAAGTGGATAAAAGCAACTATCTTCCAGCTCATACCTGTCAAAGTGATATTTATTAGATGCCCGCCCTGAACTGGTGCCGTAAGGCAATATAGCCACGCCCTTATCTAATTTAAAGCCTTCCATTTAGTCTCTCCATAGTCCTATTAAACAATTCCTCTTGCGTACCAAATATAGCTTCCCAGGTTTCCGTTCCAGAGTGGACGGCGTTACCGAATCCCCCATCTGTATGATGGGTCGGACAAAGAGGAAAGAACTTCTCAGACTTTAACCCCATACCCGCACCTGTAATGTGATGTATAACAGCGGGTCTCTTGCATATTATACAGCCAAACTCTCTCATGCGCGCCTCTAATTCACGGGTTGCTTTGTTTGGTCGTTTCTTCATAAGCCACCACTCCCAGGATAAGGCACCCGCTGAGTGCCATTAGCACACTAACTGCGGTATATTGTATGCCGCTACCTGATAATAGCGCATAAAAGATAGACGCTATCAACCACATATGTCCAATCATCCTATCCATAAACCCTCCCTATCGAGGTGACGCAGCCTAAGCCACCCCTGTTAATATCTTGGTAGCTCCGGCGGGAATCGAACCCTGCATCTTCAGACTGAAAACCTGACGTGCTAACCGTTACACTACGGAGCCATAAACTGTTACTTCTCCTCTATATTGTTAATCATTTCTACAAGTTCTGCTTTTACCTGATAGTGATTTTATCCTCTTGGAATATCCTAACCCCACGAATCTCACGCACACCATCCTTGATAGCCGCTCTTATCGCCTTATCTATGCTATCCTGGGTAAAGTATTGCTTGAGTGCGTTTGCATCTAAAGTAGCCATGCTATTAACAACACCAACCCACACCTTTCTGTTTGATGCTGTTGAGAACGCTCCGGTTGACCTTGAGCGCACATTATCTGCACCGTCGGTTAGGACGGATGACTTTTTCTCCTCCTCAATTGCCGCCTCCATTAAATCTTCTGCCGTATCCTCAATACCAGCACTTGAATGCTCTTCTGCCTCCTTCGCCAAACGTTCCGCCTCTTCCTGCGCTTTACGTGCTAACTCTAACTGCCTTGCCCTTTCCTCATCCTCCTTCTTTCTATTCCAGACAACAAGAGGCTTTTTAGCGGTCACCACACAATCGTCTATCTTTTTCCACCTAGTGTTTTTCCACTGGTCAGCTACCTTGCAAGCTTCAAAGAATGGCTTTTTCTCGGCTTTAAATATCTTTTCCACATTAGAGCGGGCAGATGTCAGGCACTTAATATAATCAGCAACCCCTCCAGCCTCTTCATCATCCTTCACCTCTGTAGTAATCGGGCGGGATACGAGGTCATTTATCAACTTATCCTCTTCGACATGACTCCCTAGCCTTTCTTTCAGGATTTCAATTTCAGACGGAGGATTGTTGCCCCCAATTGCAGTTCTTTCGTTCATAATTAACTCCATATTTAGATTAAAAAATTATTAACTTGCCGTTACGGATATACCACGTTCTATGCCTAGGGAGTCTGTGTATTTAAGCATTATGTTATATCCATTGGTGGTTTAGGTAGTGGCATCCAGTGAGTTGGCTGATAATCTCTACGCACCTGTCCTACTGGAGTCTGCCGCAGAACCCACCCCGTCCTTGCTCTATAAGTTATATTAGTCCCTATGCAAGCCCTTTTAAACTCAGGCACGTAAACAATCAATGGCACATCTTCGGGGGTATCCTCATCTATCTTTTTCCACTCCATCACTCACCCCCTATAAGCACTTCACATGGTGCTTTTTCCAGGAACTCCTTACACTTAATCTTCATATTTGCCACAAGAGTGACTGCCTTATGTGTATCTAATTTATGCAATTCCTGGCGCTCGTCCTTCTTGGAAGCCCACCACTCCTTAAATTCATCACCTTCGGTAGACTCAAAGCCCATAAGTTTATTATTGTGGTCATCAAATATTTCCCCAGCCCTTATTGCATTCTCTTTCTTCATGGCAGTTTCCGCCGCTTGCCTCTCTTTGTGGCTTTCGTCGGTGTCAGTATCTTTTGTGTCATCAATGGCGAACAGACCGTTAGCTGCATACTTACGAGCATAAGAAGAGGCTGACCCCGTTAGCTGCTCAGATTGCATCTTCTTTCTTTCTCTATCGTGGCGAGCAAAGCCACTAACAGATATTGAGCCCTCGGCACTTGCAAGAGTCCCTATTCCTTCCACAAAGACCACACTAGCTATCTCAACAAGCTTGTCTGAGAAAGTTAAAGTAACCCCTTCAGGCAGTAGTGGTTTTACGGCCTCTACAATACCCTCAAGGGAGCGGTAGTTGTATTCACCATAGGTGCTGTATTTATCTTTGGGAGCCTTAAGCTCCTGTTGTATTGTGTGTAGCACTTCGTGTATCGTCATTATCATCCTCCATTAACCAGTTATCATATCTCTGTTGTTCATCCATATTAGCTATGTATTCATCATCGGGTTCATCTGGCATCCTCACCTCCATAACAAGAACCACACCCCGGATTAGTGCACACCAGATCTCTTTCCCCGCTATTAAGCGTGTCGGGGGTTACGACATCAAGGTGCATCTTTAGCCCGCAATCCCCGCAATATCCACGAAGAGGCCAGTATTTCCGGTTCATTGCTATAGCGTTATTTATCTGCTCTGCACCTGGTATGTGTATTATGTTATTCATCGGCTTTCTCCATATCTCCATCTGTTAAAATATCATAATCACCGGCGTTGAGTTGGTCTTGGGTTTTGGCTATCTCACGCAAACCATCTGCTAACGTTACGCCCGGCTCTAGATCCGCCCCAATCGTAAGTCCGTCATACATTATTCTAATCCTCGGCATCGGCTTTCTCCCCTTGTTGCTTCATGTAGGCCTCGTACCCTTCCTTTGCCTCCCTTTGTAGGTCACACAGAGTATTCCCCGCTGCGTAGAACGCCTTCCATTCCGGGCAACGGTTTAGAGCCTCATTAGTCCTGTCCCGCTCCAGTTTTGCCGCCTCTAGTCTAACCGTATAACTTCTTAACTCACCCATAACATGCTCCCGTTTCAATTATAGTTTCAGTTACGTCTTGTATCATCTTACCATCTAATTCCGCAAAGCCCTCAATAACAAGCTCGGTTACTTCCTGCTCCATATCGTCAAAGTCGTACTCAACCCCAGGCCATTCCCACTCGTTATTTATCAGAACCTTATGTACGTGACTACGGTGGATGATTGCCATTAACCGCTCCTTGGTTATGCCCCAATGATAAACCGCCAGTTCATTAATGTCAACCACTTTAATAAACTATTTATTCATTAAACATATTGACACCATTCCTATAAGAGCGTATATATTATGTATGGGTGGTATCCGTTGTGACAGGCGGATTATTTCTAGACCACTCATAAAGTAGTAGGGTGGTGCGAATGTATCGGGAAATACATAGGCGCGTTATGACACGCATTAAGTGTGGCGCGTAAGTCGGAGGGTAAAGTGCGTTAATACCCCGTCGCAAGCAGGTACTTAGAACCCTGACCACCACCCTATGTATAACATTAACCGAGGAAGGATATGATTATTTACACCAAAGAAAGCGAGCTGTGTACTCGACTACTAAATGCGGAGTCGATAAGTCATGTGTATGCAGACCTTTGTACGCTTCAAATCACGGGTGGGTTCTTTAGTTTAGGTTTGTTCATGTTGGGTTGTGGGTTTATATATTATAAGCTCATGATGAGACTCTTTAAACATTAACAGGAGTGAGATATGCCGGATATAAAGCAGAGGGCTAAGAAATACGTTTACGCATGTATCCAAGAGTTCAAGATTGCTGAATTTATAGGAGAAGGCTCCTGGTCTGAGAATGCAAAGGAAAGTATTGCTTATGCTATTAAAAATGCAGAAAAAGAGTATTGCAAAGCAATTGAAGAACTCACCGCACGAGAAGCAAAGCTTGTTGCTGGACTAAAAACTATCATAGTTACAGGCGATAAAGTCAGCATGATTAAAACAGCAAAAACCACACTAAAAGAACTAGATAAACAAGACAAGGAGTGAGATATGAGTCTAATAGATAAAGTCAAGGAGCTGGATAAGAAGCGTACAACACTAACCTCATTTGAAGCCGAGTATTCATTATCACAAAGTGACTGGCAAGCCTCGTATGAGTCCGTGGGATTTAGCGTTCAACGTGACGATAGTGATGAGGTTGAGTTTGATATCCTGATTGATGATATAAGTGAGGCTGATGCCAAGTTTATAGCCCTAGCCCCCCAAATGGCACAAGCTCTGATAGCTGTGGATGATGTTTTGAAGGAAGCTGCAAAAGAATTAGCTGAAGACCTAAAGGACGGGAAGAGGAGTGACGGGAAGAGGCTGTTAATGTTACAATTACGCGAAGCAATGGAACAAGACAAATGACACTAGGAAGAAGAGACCTCAAGAAATACATAGACATCCACCCCTGGGGATACCAGAAGCAGCTTGCATTGCAGGTGAAAAAAACCCCTGAGCACATATCTAATATTGTGACAGGAAAATCAAACCCCAGTGACAAGCTAAAGGTTGATTTTGACCGAGTAAGCAACGGAGCCATTCCAGCAGGTGGTTGGCTGGTAAAGGATGTGTAATGTCAGAGCTACCCCAACCACCAGATTTTATGGCAGGATTCAGGAAGAATAAATACAACGCAAAGAAAACAGTAGTTGACGGGATTACCTTTGCCAGCAAGGTCGAAGCAAAGCGTTATGGGGAGTTGAGGCTGCTGGAGAAAGGGGGGGAGATACTTTATCTCGAACCACATCCAGCCTTTGAATTACACGCTGCATTATCATGCAGAAAAGAGCCGGGAGAGGGTAAGATTGGCAAATATATTGCGGACTTTAAGTATGTAAATAACAGAACTCAACTGTGGGTATACGAAGACGTTAAGGCGTGGGATAAGAAGGCCAAGAAGGGTAAAGGCGACTGGATTATTACCTCCTTGTCTAAATGGAAAATTCGTCATACAGAAGCAGAGTATGGCATAAAAATAACTATTGTTTAGGAGGTTGAGTACGGTATTAAGGTGGTGATAATTTAAGGTGGGGCTGCCTGTGTGGGTACAGGATGCTATTCTAAAAGTAGCTAGAGACGCGGCTAGTAGGGTTCGAATCCCTCCCCGCCGCCAATTAAAAGAATGGATGGGAAGTAATGACAACAGATAAGCGCAAAGAATATAAAGCTAGGTGGTATCAAGAAAATAAAGAACGGCTCTATAAACTTCGTACCAAATGGTACAAAGAAAATAGAGAGAGGGCTCTTGCACGGCAGCGTGAGTATTACCAAGCTAACAAAGAGAGTATTCTTACACAGAAGCGTAAGAAATACCAGAATAACAAAGTGCAGTTTCCACAAAAGGAAGCCCCTCGTCTTGACGGCGAGGCAT